CTTGGAACTGGTGACAGCAGAAGCAAACTTGAGTAGGGTTACGGGTGCAGCCCCGGTGAAATCTGCCGCAGTTCGTACTGAGAAAGGTACAAGAACTCCGAAGCATACCCATGTAAACAGATAGTAGACTTGTCCTTGATTGTGGTGGGGTAAAATAAAGAAGCCGACATGCCCCGAACGGTTATGCAGTGAAGTACAGTAGCTGATAACTCCGTTGAGAAGAGCAGAGAGAGCTTATCGGGGCACGAATATTAAAAAATATAAGTATATGGACTATAAGGAAATCAACAATTTAACAGGTAAAATAAGTAAGATAAAATCCATATTGGAACATTCCTCTCAAATAGAGATGATTGCTACAATTCCGAATGCAGGTTATGGAGCGTCTATATATGATGCTGCGGAACCGACAATAATAACGGTGAAGTTGGAAAAGGACGAAGCTGAATTTCTTCTAAATGAGTATCAAAAACTTATAGAACAGAAAGTAGATAGTGTGATAAAAGTGAATAAAAAGACGAATTTATGAAAATTTCAAATTCCATTTTATCTAAAGAATTAGGACTTCCTTTAAAGAAAGTCCTAAAGATACTGAACTTATTAACTCACGCTGGGCTAATAACTCGAATAGTATCAAAAGAAGGAACACAAATAGAACTTACTGAAAAAGCAAAGGTTCTTCTTTCTTCAACATCTCAAGCTCTTTATAGAGAAAGTCAACATATTCTTCGACAGAATTATGCACATTCTCTCCAGATACTTCATCTAATAAGGTCGAGTTGGTAAGATAATCCCGGCAAAAGAATTTGCCGTTTATTCCATCTGCTTCAAGAGTTGTATCTTGTGGGAACCCTATTAGGTCAAGAGCCCAATGCAACAGATTATCTATACTAAAGAATTTGAGTTCAACTTTCAACCCAATATGTTCAAGTTCATCGTATTTGTTGCACAGATTGATGTATTCTGTAATAAGTTCTTCAGCGGTTTGCCTTTGACTTTTGAATAATTTTTTCTCCATACTTACTTAATTTTTAGATTTTGCACTCCAAAGTTAAGTAAATCTCCCGAATAAAGCGTGATGCCGCCAATCGAATTGGTTCGGGAGAACTCAAATATTAATCATTAAAATTTTATAGTAATGAAAAAGAAAATAATCACAGAGAACTACACTCCGGCTTTGAGAGATATGGAAGTAGGAGATATTCTTACTTTCCCAGTGAAAGCGAAGCCTTCAATCAAAGGAACAATAATTCCTCGGTTAAGAGAGGAATTTTGTGTTGAAGGCGCAGACTGGAAAGTAGGAGAGACTGATAAGAAAAAAGGTCTTTTTGATGTAGAAAGGGTTGCGTGATGATTTCCCTTTCTCCTGCGGAAATGCTTGTTACAAATGAGTATTGCAAGGGACTTGCCGACAAAGAGGTAGCAAATAATCTGAGTAAGTCTGTTTGGACTATCAAGACACAGAAGCGGACTATCTATCGAAAGTTAGGCATATCCAAAGATACCGAATTGCTTCTGTATATGATTTGCGACAGGTTGAAACGCAATTTTGATTTGAACGAGTTACGGAAGCATGGACTTGAACTTTTATTCTCCATTCTTTTCGTAGTGATGCAAGTTACTTGTAATGATATTGATTTGCGGAGAATGAAAACACCCTCACGAGCACGTACTGCAATGCGCTATATAAGAATAGGGGGGCGGAGTAATAATAATTTTAATTTTTGGGCAGCATGATATATGAGGTAAACGGTAATTTACGCAGTTCCATGTTGATTGATGGGACGGCGGAGGCAAGATTGGCAGATATACTTACCATCATGGATAAGCGTACCTTTCCTAAGAGAGAATCAGAAAGAATAGTAGGTGGGCCAGGTAGATTGAAAGCTTTGGTAAATTCTCGAAGAGTGAGAGTTGAATATAGACCTAATGGACGAAGTTATTACAACGCTTCGGATGTGTTGAGTTTTGCAAAAGTAAGAAAAGGAAGAAACCATGAAAAGAATAATTCTCAACGTGCTATTGCTTAATATATTGGCTTTACCTTGTTTGGCAATGTTTAATGGTGTTGACCCGGTAACGGGAGAGTGGAACTATACTATTAACCTTTTTGGTATAGTGTATTCGGTTTGGTTTTATCATAATGTGTTGAAGAAGATAATAAAGATATAAACCTCAGCGGAGGAAGTGTATTACATAAAACTTGTTTAGTTAGACTACTGCCGGCAAGGTCTGTGAAGATATAGCGGGCAGAAACGGGTAATTAGCTCAGTCAGGTAGAGCGGTACATGATTATTTAATGTTGGTAATTTGTCATGGTATTATTTAAAGGTTTCATTCATGTACAGGTCGTGGCGTTCAAATCCCACATTACCCACGAGGATAATCCTCTATTTATTAACCAATAATGCCGGCGAAAAGGACGTCGTAGGGAGAATGCCCCTATTTGAGTTTTATACTTTAAACTATCTTGTTAACTACCCTTCCCGGTGTGGCTTGGCCGCCTATCCGGGAGCAATGCCCAAGCGAGGGCAGATATAGTTTAGTATTTTTATTTGGTTGTGCTGAGGTGTTCTGTCTGTGAAGATAGTACACCTTTTTCTTATTCGGGAGTTCGGTGTAATGGCTAACACACCTCATTCGAGGAGACTGGCGGTTCGAGTCCGCCAACTTCCACGATATTTTTTTTATTAACCACATAAATTTTATCATTATGAGTTTGATTAAGAAACCTAACGAGCTGACCGTTAAGACTACATTGTCAGCGCTGATTTATGGACAACCGGGTATGGGTAAAACGACATTGGCATTATCTGCCCCCAACCCTGTGCTTTTCGATTACGACGGCGGTATTCACCGTGTCAATGCGGCTCATCGTGTACCCACTGTTCAGATTACAAGCTGGGATGAAACGAATCAGGTACTTGCTTCTGAGGAAATCAAAGAGTTTGATACGATTGTGATTGATACCGCCGGAAAGATGCTCTCTTTCATGGATAAGGCTATCATGGCAGCGAACCCGAAAATGAAGAAAGCTGACGGAACTCTTTCATTACAGGGGTATGGAGTGAGAAAGAATATGTTCATCAGCTTTGTAAATCAGGTAACCTTAATGGGTAAGTCTGTAATCTTCGTGGCCCATGAACGGGAAGAGAAAGTCGGTGATGAAAAACAGATACGCCCGGAGATTGGCGGTTCATCTGCCGGCGACTTGATTAAGGAACTGGATTTAGTCGGTTATATGGAAGCCATTGGCAAGGATAGAACAATCTCCTTTGATCCGTGCGAGAAGTTCTACGGTAAGAACACCTGCAATCTTTCTTCACGTATCAAGATACCTGTCATTATTGATGCTTCCGGTACCATTACGGGAAAGAATGATTTTATGACGAACATTATCAATACCTATAAAGAGTATCAGACAAAACAGACAGAGTTATCTTCAGAATATGATAAGGTTCTTGAGGTTATTCGTGATACAGTGGAACAGGTGACCGATATGCAGTCGGCCAATGAGGTACGGGAAGCGATTGCGGGAATGAGCCATATCTTTGATACTAAGGTACGGGCCGGTATGATGCTTAATGAAAAATGTAAGAAGCTTGGATTAAAGTTCAACAAGCTAAGCAAGAAGTATGAACCGGCAGCCTAAGTACAGATTTTATCCGTCGCTACTCGATAAGTTCGAGCAGTATCTACGGGCTGATGAACAGGTGGAAAGCTTCTGGAACATTGACAACGAAACGGGGGAATATAAGAAAAGTCCCGAAGAAATTGAAGCGGAGCTCAAGCAAAGCCTGCTTGATGCAATAAACCGCGTTCCGTTTGAGAGTGAGGCGGCCGATAAAGGGACAGCATTCAATGCTGTCATTGACTGTTATATCCACAGGAAAAAACATATTCCAAGCGAACGGGAACCATATACCATTGTCGGTGATGAAGAAACCAACATTATTCAGGTTGACTTCCCTCCTACGGATATAGCGCCTGCCCGTCATTTCCTGTTTGACCGGACATGGTGTATCGAGCAGTCGAGATATTTTGCCGGTGCATTGTCCCAGGTCTTTGTCTCTGCCATTATCTCCACCCGTTATGGTGATGTGGAGCTTTACGGGTTTATAGACGAACTTCTCCGGGACATTGTCTATGACATCAAATCAACATCCAAATATGATTTCGGTAAGTATGAACATGGATGGCAGCGGCATGTATACCCTTATTGCCTGATTGCTTCCGGTCAGATGGAGAGTGTGAAAGCTTTTGAGTACACTGCTTATCAGTTGAAGGGCGGTACCAGTCGGACACCACTAATCAGCGGAACGCAGTACCCGGAATACTACACCTATAACCACGAACAGACGGTTAAACTGTTGACCGCCCACTGTGAGCATTTCATAGAGTTTTTGGAAACGAACCGGGAACTTATTACAGACAAGAAAATCTTTGGGTTAGAGTAATGGCACAAGAAGCAATTTTAGAAAAGGTTAAGGGTGAGGTACACATGAGCAAATCTTTTGACTTCATGTGTTCCCAACTTCGTAATGGTCGGTACCGTGTGAAAATCGAACGGTTCACAGAGCCGCGGACATTATCGCAGAATGCTCTTATGTGGCTTTGGTTCACTTGTATTGAGCAGGAAACGGGGACGGATAAACAGGATGTACACGACTATTACTGTAACCTTTTTCTTAGAAGAGCTTCCTATATTAAAGGTAAAGAAACGGTTATCGCCGGAAGCACCTCGAAACTCAATACAGTGCAGATGACTGACTTTCTGAATAAAGTACAGGCCGATGCCGCTGCCGAACTGGGAATAACACTCCCTCTTCCGGCTGACCGCTACTATAACGAATTTATCAACGAATATAAAGATAGGAGATAGAAATGAATATCACAAGAGCAAAAATAACGAAGGACAACACGCTTGTTGCCACTTTTAAGAACGAGAATGAGGATAATGTGACTGTTGAGGGAAAGAATCTTATCCATAAGGATTTACGTGCTGCATTCAATGAACTTATTCCTCACCTTACTTTCCTATGTGAGCAAAAGGAAGCTGACGGCAAAGATTCCATAGATGAATTGCCGGAAGAAATCTTCTCTACATTCGAGGTTACCGGCTATACGATCGGTGGTTCCGACGATAATGTCGGTGTTACTTTGGTCGGTAAACGCTTTCTCAAAAGTAAAAAGGTGCTCAATCTCATTGCACCGTCTACCATGTTCAACAATGAGAACGAGGAATACGAACACGCCTTTGAGCTACAGCAAGCCATTGATGCTTGTAATTATGAAGTAGAACAGTATCTGACTGCAAAGAAATGGGCAGTAGTTCAACAAGAACTTCCGTTTGATGAAAGCGCTCCGACCGATATTGCGGCCGACCCAGTAGGCGATGCCGCTTTTGAGGAGGAAGCTAACGAGTTCCTCAAACAAGTGGCGGAACAGACTGGTACTACTTTGATTGTGAACGGTAAGAAAGTGAAACCGCGTCATTCACGCAGCAAGAAAGTTAAAGAAACGGCAGCTTGATTATGGCAGCACCTTTTTGTATCACCAAATACCCGGACGGTTTCAAACTTAAATTCATGTATCATCCGATGCTGATTAAATGTGTGAAGAACATCCCGTCAGTCAAGGCAAACGCTAAAAAGGCTTATCTTTTTAATGAAAAAGCCTGGTGGGTTGACCTTGCCGATGAATGGTATGTCAACACTATGGCAAATTGGGCGGTACAATATGGATATTGCGGATCGGTACAGCGGTCGGAGCAACGAAAAGCTGATATAACTTTTGACATTGCTCCGATGCCGCAACTGACCGTACCCCATGGGTTACTCCTTGAACCATACGATTATCAGAAAGAGGGCATTGCATACGCTTTGTCTCATAAACGGTGTATCTTCGGTGACCAGCCGGGACTCGGTAAGACGTTACAGGCAATAGGTACGGTAACGATTGCGAAATCTTACCCCTGCCTTGTTATCTGTCCGGCAGCGTTGAAAATAAACTGGCAACGTGAGTTCAAGAAGTTTGCTGGAAAACAGGCTTTAATTCTTGATGATAAGAACAAAAATACTTGGCAGCGCTTCATTGAAACCAAGTGCTGTGATATTTTCATTACTAACTATGAGTCGCTGAAAAAGTTCTTTGTTCTGGACGTTAAGGATGATGTACGGTTTACGATGAAATCAATCTCTTTTGACCCTCGTATAACGCTTTTCAAATCAGTTATTATTGACGAGTCCCATAAATGTAAGTCTACCAAGACCCAGCAAAGTAAGTTTGTTGAAGGTATCTGCAAAGGTAAGGAGTTTATTCTTGAACTGACAGGAACACCTGTTGTGAATGATAACACCGACCTTATACAACAGCTTAAGATAATGGGACGTCTGGAAGACTTCGGCGGGTATAAGACATTTACCGAGCGCTTCTGCAACGGACCGAAAAAAGCATCCAATCTGAAAGAACTGAATTGGCGTCTTTGGAATACATGTTTCTTTCGGCGTGAGAAAGCAAAGGTATTGACCCAACTTCCGGACAAGACTCGGCAGTATATCGAAATGGATATAACTACGCGGTTGGAATACGAAAAAGCGGAGAGTGACCTTATACAATACCTCCGTGTGTTCAAGAATGCGGACGATGAGAAAATCGCTAAGTCCATGAGGGGAGAGGTTATGGTAAGGATGGGCATTTTGAAAGCCATTTCCGCTCGTGGAAAAATCAAGGCGGCTGCCGAGTTTATTCATGACGTTATCGATGGGGGAGAAAAGCTGATAGTATTTGCTTATCTGAAAGAAGTAGTAATGGAACTGAAAAAGATGTTTCCTCAAGCAGTAACGGTTACAGGTGAAGATAATGCTACCCGGAAACAGATGGCTGTAGATGCTTTCCAAAATAATCCAGATTGTACACTTATTATTCTGAACTACAAATCGGGTGGTACGGGGCTTACGCTGACTGCATCTAGTCGTGTGGCCTTTATTGAGTTCCCATGGACGTTCAGCGATTGCGAACAGGCGGAAGACCGGGCACACCGTAACGGACAGAAGAATAATGTCAACTGTTACTATTTCCTTGGAAAGAATACCATTGATGAATATATGTATGATGTCATTCAGCGGAAGAAGGGTATAGCTAACGGAGTTACTGGAACTGATGATGTAGTAAAGGAGAATGTAGTAGATATGGCTATGGACTTATTCAAAGGTAGATTATGAGAAAGAAACAAACTACACCGCAATCGGAAAGTCAGATACAGCATAGTTGTCTGACTTGGTTCCGGCATCAATATCCGTTTTTGAGTCGCATGCTGTTCGCTGTTCCTAACGGTGGGAAACGCGATGCCCGTACCGGTGCGCAAATGAAATACGAAGGTGTTTTACGCGGAGTTGCCGATTTGATACTTCTTATCCCTAAGAAAGGTTTTGCGTCTCTCTGTATAGAGATGAAAACTCCGAAGGGGGAACAGAGAGAGGAACAAATAGAATGGCAGAGAGAAGCGGAAAAGTATCGAAATAAATACGTTATCTGCCGTTCTCTTCAAGATTTTATGAACGAGGTTAATTCCTATCTACGATGAATTATATTGAATTAGTCAATAACTTTTGGACTGTGAGGCGTATTAGACCGATGACAAGTTATGAGGCGGATTTTTATTTCTATTTGCTGAAAGAATGTAACTCGAGAAACTGGACTAATCCGTTCGAATTGCCGTCGAGGAATGTGGAGCTTGAACTCGGCATCTCTCGCAAAACAATTTGTGACCTGCGCAACAAACTCCAGCAAAAAGGATTGATTTCTTTCAAAGAAGGGAATAAACGGGCAAACGGAGCTTTTTATCAGATACTTTATGTTTCTGACGGTAACAAAAATGGTAACGAAAGTGGTAACGTAAATGGTAACATAAACGGTAACGTAAATGGTAACCCTTTATATAAACAGAAACATAAACCTATGGGAGGAGATAACTCTGGCGAGTTATTCCCACCGGAGCCACCACTGAAAAAGAAGCCGCCTAAAACCAAAGTGGAGTTTATACCACCAACTGTCGAAGAAGTGAAAGAGTATTTTCGGGACAAACTTCCCAACTGGGAACTACAAGCGGATATTTTCTACAATCATTTCTCCGGTCTTGGTTGGAAAACATCCACTGGTGCCAAGGTTGAACGTTGGGACAGCCGGGCCAATCTTTGGATAATCGAAAAAAAACAGCAAGGTAATGGAAAAACAGAAACCCAAGGACAAAACGGTCGGGATGCTGATAAAGCAGCAAAGGCAAGAAACCTCATTGCGGAGTACGCGGCCATCGAGCAGGGATATGATGCTGTCGGCCATCAAGCAGAGATACCCGACCTTTAGCCAAGCATCTGCCGCATATTCGACATCGCTCCAGCCGATACTTCTTGCCGACCTTGATAAAGCGTACAGTGAGAAGTCCCCCACGTTGTCAGACCTTGAACGGATGTACGGTGACGGCTCCTCGGCTTTGTGGGCAAAGACGCAGCTACTGACTATTGATTTTGCCTCTGCCACAAAAGAGAGTGCTGATGAAAATGCTTTGAACGAGTTCTCAAACCTGTTCGTAAGGCAGTACCACTACATCAAGCTGACCGAATTCATTCTATTTGTCGCCCGGTTCAAGCTGGGCAGATACGGTAAATTCTACGGTTATTTCGACACGATAACTATTGGCGAGGCTTTCCGC